CACTGGACAATGGAACCCGGCAACGGATCTCGACATCGAGGGCGGTTCGTCCGTCGTCGGCAACGGCGCAAACCTGAATTTGTCGGGCGGCGATTCGACAGGATCGAACGGCAACGCCGGTTCCGTCGTTATTTCAGCGGGATCACCTCACGGAACCGGAACCGACGGAAACATACAATTACAGTCGTCGACGGTAATAACGGCAGCGGCGACAACCGACGTGCCGCTGGAAATCGAACTCGCAGTCGGACAGACCGAAAACGCATTCGAAGTAAACAGCAGCGCTGGCAGCGGCGGCGATCTGGCAAAGATTGACGAAACAGGTGCTGCGGAATTTGATAACGTCGCGATCTGGTCGGACGGATTGACAGATTGCGTTGTAATCACGTCCGCCGACAATCAATCGACAACGTCGAATCAGGGGAAACACACTCGTGTCGGCGCTGCCGGCCGTTCCGACCATTACTCAACGTCGATTGGTGCGAATGTCTACGCCGGTTCTTCGTCTACAATGGTCGGCGTCGATATCACGACCTCCGCGATTTCGTCGGTCGGCATCGGTCGCGGCGTTCAGCCGAGCAGAAACGCGGTCTCCATCGGACAATATGCGAAATGCGGCAATACGCTATCGACGACTTCAGCAATCGCAATCGGCGGCGGAGTTTCGACGATTGATCCGTTGCGTACCCATGCGGTCGCTGGTCAGTGTGTTCTGGGTGGCATCGGCGGAATCAATCAGTTCATTCTGGGCGGCTACGGCGAATTCTACGGTCTGACGGATGTCGCAATTCTTCCGGGCGGTCGAACGGGAACGGATCTGGACGGATACGACATCACAATCGAAGGCGGGCGCGGAACTGGAACCGGAACCGGCGGTTCGATCCGATTCAAAACAGCAGAAGCCGGTTCGACTGGGTCCACTGCGAACGCGCTCACGGAACATCTGGAAATTCGCGAAGACGGACTAATTCTGGTTCCAACGATTCCGACTTCAGATCCGTCAGTCTCTGGTGCTCTGTGGAGCGATTCCGGGATACTGAAAATAAGTATGGTATAATAACTAGCGTGGCAAACGGTTTAGTGCGTTTTACACACAATCAGAATTAGATGCGATACAGATAGGATTAATAACCAGTTAGTTATTTAACCCAACAAAATCCTATTTTCGTGTATATTATATTGATGAGTAATACAATCCCAGTTTTAGAAAAATATATTTAGAGAGATAAAATGACTCAATTTTCAATAGAAATTGCTGACGCAGATGTTTCTAGAGTTTTAAACGCTGTTGCGGCAAATTATAACAGACCAGAACAGGTTCCAAATCCAGACTTTAACGAATCTCTAAAAGAGAGCGAAACCAACGTGAGAATGATTGACAATCCAGAAACCAAGTATGTATTTGCTAATAAAATTGTTCGTAATTTTTTGTCAGAAAATGTTAAGGCATACGAGGTTAAATTGGCAAAGCAAGCTGCTGCTGAAGCTGCTGAGATTGCCGCGATTGTTACAATTACTGACCCGCAGGTGTAGAGTATGATATACGGCTCTACCGCTTGGTCCGAAACACCTATATCAACCGTAAAAGTACAAGAATTAAACGGTGAAGAATTGGGCTATATCCTTATCATTGACACAAACTTCCCCGCCGCACTATTTGTTTCTCAAAACGATGATTTTAGTTTATCTTTTGTTAGAGAGTTAGAGTTTGAGCTTGATGCAGATTAAGGTGTTAATTTTTTCAACAATAACTAGGCTTGGGGCTTATTATAATGACCAGTCAAATACATCAAAGTGACATTGGAACCAAACTGCTGATAACCGTAAAAGATGACGGATCAGTTGTAGATATTTCCTCAGCGTCATCTCTAACTATTTTGATAAAAAAACCAGATGGTACAATTTTGACCAGAACTGGTGTTTTAGAAACAGATGGCACGGACGGTAAAATGTATTACATCGTTGTTGCTGGTGATTTAGATGCTGCGGGGGTTTATAAAATTCAGGGTCGTGTAGTTTCAAGTTCAGGTACTTTTTCTACAAGTACCGCAAATTTTAAAGTCCACTGCAACTTATAGGGGTTAAATTATGTCGTGGCAAGGTCAAATGGGAACTATTGTTCGATACTTAATCGACGATGTAGACCCAGACAATTATACATATTCAGATCATAGAATAGAAACAACTATTCTTGTTGCTGGGCAATTGACCCAGATGAATGTCGATTTTAATAAAACATACGATATCAATGTCGAGAATTGCACACTTGATCCAGACCCTACAGGCGAAACTGAGGACAAGGCTTTTATAACCTTGATCTGTTTGCGTGCGGCGTGTATAATAATAGGAAGTGCAATAAGGAGTGAGTCTGGAAATGCTATTTCAATCAAAGATGGTCCTTCTGCGATTGACCTTCGCGGAGTGACTCAAACCCTAGCAGTTCTTTATAAAGACCTTTGTGAAAAATACGAACAACAATTACTAGAGTATCGGGCTGGAAACAGTATTGGCGGTCAAGCAATTCTTGGCCCTTACAGTCCGGGTTCAGACTACGTTTCTAGGAATAACTACGGCGGTCACAGAGCCGGTGGATATTTTGAATACTAAACAGGAGAGTTAGAAAGATGCCCAACCAACTAAATTCAGGTGAATTAATAACTAATATCAGTTCTGAATTAGCAGATAATAATGCTGGTTTGATCTCGGCTTACGATGTCCGTCACAATATGGAAGATATGGCATTTTCCATCAATAAAATTGTGGCGAGTGGAGATACTGAGGTAGAGTTTCCATTTTTTAACGCTGTAAAGTTTTCTACTGCTAATGCAACCTCAAACAGTGCAAGTGCTGATCATGGAGACCTTATCGTAGAATCTGGACTCTTCTTTCCAAATGCAGACGATGCGACCAAACAAGACAAGAGACAGACTGAGCCTTGGCTTGGTGATACAGGTATTAACCACGACAATCTTCAGGGTCTTGGTAACGATACTCACCTTCAATACTACAACAGGGATGGTTCTCGCCCTCTACAGGGTAATATGTCCACCAATGATGGATCAACAGAGAATTGGATTAACTGTTCTGGTATTGACGATGTTGGGTTTAAGTTTGTTCAAACCAATCCTACTGCCACAGAGCAAGAGATCTATGTCTCTGGAACAATGCGGTGGGCGAATACAGATAATTCAGTTTTAGAAAATGCAAAAGGTGTCGCCAAGGCTTGGGCATATTTCAGTGCTAGTGGTGCTGGAAATGTGCCAGAGATTTACTCTTGGCATAATATTGAGAGTATTGCTAGAAAGGGAGAAGCCGGTAAGCTAAAGATTACTTTCCCATCTGGAACATTCGAAAACAACGATTTTGTTGCCATCGGAACTTCTAACGGTACTACTTCAGATTCGAACCTTCTGGATATGGACGTAAATACCGTTGCTTGTGTTGCTAGGTCTGGTGACGACGGAACCATGCTAAGATCCGTTACCTATGTAATCCAAGACGAAGCTGGTCAATATGTTGATGGTAAGGTCTGTAGCTTTGTTGCTTACGGGTATAGTCCGAATGAAACATCTGGCACTGTCCCAACTATGATAGATGAAAGTGCATCACCAACGTTCTAATTAAATTTAAGGGAAGTTTAGATGTCAAATTTTTTCCTAGCAGATAGAATTAAAGAAACGTCCAGAACGGAGGGGTCAGGTAGTATTGTCCTTGACGGTAAGGTTTCTGGGTTTAGTTCTTTTGCCGATTTTTATGCGTCTGGAGATGTTGTATTTTATGCAGTTACAGACAACATCGACTACGAAATAGGTTCTGGTGAGTACCGTGGACTTGGCTCTAGCAGAATTATTACCAGAAACCCTATTAGAAGCTCTCAAATTGGGGTTGGACCTTATTATGTAGAAGGTACTAGTAATAGCGGCCCAACAGACGGTCAGAACGGTTTTTTCTATCCTGTTTGGTTAAATAAATCTGCTGCTCTTAGTGGTATTGGTTTTAGTGATGGACCATTTACCGCTGTTAGTGGATTGACATTTGACGAGTATCCCGGACAAACATTTTATAGAGTTACTGAGCGTGCTAATCCAGTAGATACTGTCGGTATAAGTGGTGGAAATTACGCCACATCTGGTCAACCAATTGGTTTTGGTCGTGGATTAAAAGAGGTATTCGTAACCTATCCCGGAAAGACCTCTGTTTACAATGGTGCTGGACTTGACACTGATGTAAAAGAGCCAAAGCATAGCGGTATTGCTTTCTGGAAAAATGAACAAATTCTTAATTATGACTCTGAGCTTGTTTGGGATGACACTAACGGTTTCTTAGGTATTAATCAACCAAACCCTGAGTATGCGATTGATGTCGGAGGCTTGGTTGCGGACTCGATTGTTAGAGCCTCTGGTTTTGTAGATGGTGGATCTGGTATCGCTTTCTCTGGCGGTCAATTAACTGATACGCTTCTTACTGCATCTGGTGGTACACAACTAGAGCCATTCTTGAGAAATCGCAAGGGCACATCCGCCAATGGTGTTATCGAACTTAGCGGTGTTGTTGACCAGATTATTGACTTTTCTGATCAGTCAGTAGCTACGGTATTTGCTGGCCCCGCCAGTGGTGCTTGTGACCCATGTCCAGATGGGCCTCCAACATTTAGACGATTGGTCTCAAGCGATTTACCCATATCTGAGCTTCAGACTGATTTTGGCTTTGTTATTCAGCAAGACGCAGGTCTTGACGCCGGAACTCAAAATACAGCAGCTACGCCATTTGTTCCCGGAATGGTAGCTCTTTATTCAACTAGCGGCAATATTACTTATGATAGTGGTATTTTTTATGACGCAACAAACAATAGACTTGCAGTTGGCAAAGACGCATCTGTAGACAGTGTTCAATACACCTTAGATGTAGACGGAGAAGGTACTCTTAATGCTGCATCTGGATACTTTAAACAATTAATCTTTGACAGTAATGTAATTAGGGTTGGTAATAATACTGGTGAATATGCAGACCAGACAAACCTATTTGTTGTAAATATTGGCGGTAATGCTGGTGCTAGTTCTAGCGGATTGCAAGACGTTGTTATAATCGGTAGTGGTGCTGGTAATACCCTTGAAGATGCCGACAGAATTGTTGTTATTGGTGGCTCTGCGGGTGCATCTACTAGATATGCTGAAGATTTAGTTGGCGTTGGTTACAAAGCATCACAACTTGGTAGTGGACTATACAACGTTGTTTCTTTAGGTAGCAAGTCGGCGTTTAATGCAGACGACCTTACAGATGTAGTTGCTGTTGGAAAAAATGCCTTTGCTCATGGTGCTGGCAGCGATAGCATTGTTGTTATTGGAGAAGAAGCTGGCTCTGGACTTAATTCTTCTTCAGCGTTTATTGCGATGGGTAAAAACGTCGCACAAGACGCTTCTGGTGTAACCATGTCTGTTGCACTGGGATCAGATTCACTCAAGGGTGCTAGTGGTGTAACAGATTCTGTTTTTGCTGGTGAGCAATCAGCAAGCGGATCTTTTGACTTACGAGAAGTTGTTTCTATCGGAAATAAAGCGTCAGTTGAAAGCACAGGTGTCTCAAAAAGTACCCTTATTGGTCCCGGTGTCGGTAGGTACGCAGAAACTTTAGATAATGTAATTGCTATCGGCCAAAACGCCGCACTGTCGGGTCTTGAACTAGAACGCACAGTTGCCATTGGTGGACTAGCAGCTAGTAACGCAAGTGGCAATTTCAATACTTACATTGGTCAAGATGCCGGTATAGGGGTTTCTGGACATAACAATATAGAGATTGTTTCATCTGGTACAAATACCAGTTTCTTGACTCACGAAGCCAGTAACAAAGTAAATATTGCTGAAATCATCGTAGGTGATCAATCTTCTCATCGAGTCGCCGTTGGAAAACCTGATGACGCTTCACCAAGTGGCACGCTTGTTGTTAGACCATTTGATGCTGACGAAGCTGCATTTATTATTCAACATCAAGGTTCTGGATCTGCAACACCTTACGTGGTTTTACAGTCGGGCGATGGAACCTCTATCTACCACATCACTAATAGTGGAGATGTTATTTCTAGTGGATTTATGCATCCAAGCGGTGGTCTTAAATTAGATCCACATCTTCCAGACAGTATCACTAATAAACTATACAATGAGGGCGGTACTCTCAAGTGGAATGGTAGTGCTCTTAATATTGGCGGTGGATTTAACAGTTTTGATCTGCGTGCTCAAATTGATGATACTGCCGACTCTGGGGTTGAGATCACGACCGGTCAAACGATCTTATTCAGTGGTATTCATGTAGATACACAGATTGATTCTGGCAATCGTCAGATCATAGTTGATGCAGGAACCTTATCTGGTGTTCTTCAAAATCAAATCACAAACTCTCTGTACACCTTCGATGTTGTATCTAGCGGTGCTGACACATCATTAGGTGCGAACGATCCAAAGACTATGGACGATGGTGCCGTACTAGCTATTTCTGGTGTTAGCGGTGTTACCATAGACTTTGATAATCAAACAGATGGAACAAACAGTAGTGGTATTTTTGTTATCGGCTACAATCCTGATAATAATTATACATTTAACATGACTGCCGGTACTACTGCCGATGATATTATTTCTAACGGTGACACAGTTACGATCAGCGGTGTTTCTGGCGTTACGGTAGACTACAATCCTGATAATCAATTCTTCACAATCGGCCCAAATCAACTTTCTGGTATTCTTTCCGACACTATAGATAATTCGGGCAATTATCTTCTTGGTCAAATTCAAGAAAATACTACCAGTGGAATTGCCATTAGTGGTGTTGCTGAATGGGCTTCTGGTGAGTTTGCTAGGGCTGGTCTTACGCAAACCATTGGAACAAGCGGTCTTATCACGCAAGATGGCTTCCATATCATGGACCCCAACGGGTCTGGTAACTTGAAGCATTTGAATTTCCCCAATAATGGTGGTAGAATTATAATTCGTGCTGATGAAGAGAGCCTTGGTTCTTTTCAGGGTGGTGTAGGTTCGATTATTATTGGTTCCGGTGCCGGTGCAGGTGCCGACGGCACCAATGATGACTACGTTACTGCAATTGGTGCTGAAGCCTTTGGTGGCAACAAGCAGGGCGGTCGCAATAGCATGGTCATCCTTGGTTATAAAGCCTTTTCTAATGAACCGCAATTTGACACCGATTACAGTATTGCTGTAGGTTCCTACTCTCTTACCGATTGTTCAGGTCAGTACAATGTTGCTATGGGGTATCAGGCTGGACAGCAGTCTCCATCAACTACCACAACTCGTACTTCTGAAAAATCCGTATCTATTGGCTACCGAGCGGGTTCGAACCAGACTTCCAGTTCGGGAGAGATGATTGATATTGGTAGTGACGCTGGTTTATTCCAAACAAATAGCTATCGCAACATAAATATCGGTAGACAAACCGGATCTTCTGCTGATTACTTTACTAGTTCTGTATCTTTAGGTGAAGCCGCTGGTTATAATTCCAGCAATATGGCATACTGTATAAACCTTGGTTATAATGCTGGTTCATCTTCCGAACATGTCTATGACACTATCTCTATCGGTAGAGTCACTGGAAATAGCACTGATTTTCTCGAAAACTGTGTCTTTATTGGTGACAATGCAGGTACACTGGCATCTGGAGATAGCACATCAAATTTAGCTACTAACATTGTAGCCATCGGGACCAATGCAGGAAGACAGACCCACCTGTGTGACAATTCAATATTTATCGGACCATACGCTGGAGACCAGTGTAAGGGAATGAGAAATTCTATCTCGCTATCTAACCGTAGTGCTTCTGCAAGTAGAGACTTTCTTTTTGCTGATGACCACGATGTTTCATTGTTGGATATCGGATTTGGAATTCAGGGCAGTATTCAAGATGTTGGTGCTCATATTCATGTCGGTCTTAAGTTAGACAACTATGGAACAGCTAACGGAAGAGATCTCAACGATATCAGAGGTACGTCTGCACTAACATTGACCCCTGTAGGCGAAAGCGAGTTTGCACTGAAATTAAATCTTCACCCGGAAGATGGAAACATTGGAGACTCAGACCAATCGAACAGTTTGCTTAGAACTGAATATAGGCCGTACAGCCTTGGGGCCACTACAAAATACTCAACAACAAATGAAATCATCAATAAATTTGGTATGCTCAGAATACCAAAAGCAGTGAATAAAACTGGATCTGGAAGTTCCACACAGCTTGTGGATGCAGGGTCAAATGAAATACCAAGGGAAGATGGTACAATAGCGATGTATGCTTCTACCACACTCGGAACCGGAATAGCATTTGTTCAAAACAATGTTTGGTATAAGATTGATTCGACAACAACCTTTTAATTTTTTAGACAGTTAAATATAAACTTGGAGAGATAAAATGCCAGCACAAGATGCAGTAAGACCTGTAACGACCGCAGCAGCGGGAATACAGAATGGCTCTTTAGTCACTCTAGTGTTTGAATCTGGAAATAATTCACAATCTCGTGCTCCAGATGTAAACCAATTCGTAGCTTCTGGCGACATGAACGTTAGAACGAGCGGCAGGTTTGACGAACACTATGGTGGTGGTGCCTCCTAATGGAGTTTTAAGATGCCTATTAATATCCCAGAAAGCGTATTTACGAAATACTACGATATCATTGACTCAACAATCAATGACATCTTTGGTATTGACTGCCAATTGGTATTTACAGAAAAGGTTGAAGAGATATCTGATACCTTTGACAATATACCATACAATAAGTCTGTAAATGCTCACAGAAGACGGTCTGATAACTATAAGCGTGGTGAGAAAACATTTAAAGAAGTCGAGAAGAAAGAGACCATCAGATTAAAGGTTTACTGGGATAGCAAAAGCTGGGTCAAAGCTGGTGGAGATATTGTAGTTCCTGACAACAGTATACAAACAATATTTTTTGCTTCTGATCTGGACAAGGTTATGAGGGCAAAATATTTACTTGTACATGATAATATCGAGGAACTGAGACATTTTAAGTTTACTAAATTTGGAGAGCCTTTCCCAATGGGGTTAAGGCAAAATCGTTACTTTGGTTGTTTTTGGCAGAGAGCATCATGACTTTAACCGTAAAACTGGTTGACTCTACTGCTAAGATTTCAAAAGCGATGAATGAGGCTCTTTCGGTAGAGTTAAACAAGAATTTAAAAAAGAATACAAAAAAGGCTCAAGATCAGGTTAAATCTCTTGTTCCACAATGGATAAGGGAGCAGCCAGAGATTGAGAGCATTTTAGATCAGGGGGTTTTTGGGAGTCTAAATGCACAATTTGGGTTTATAGCTGGAACTGCACCTGAAGCAGTTGCGGCCATAGTCTCTGCGGTTTCCGATTCTATATCTGTAGAGTTTGAAACAGTAAAGGGCAACCTATCTGGCGGTATTGTATTTTACTTACAGCCAGACAACTTTGCAAACATTTTATCTCTTCCAGAGGCTTTTATTCCAGCATTATCTGGTTCGTTGCCTTGGTTGGAGTGGTTATTAACAAGAGGGTCTACGACTATAGTTTCCGGTTATTCGTATTCTCCAGACAATTCTGGTAGATCTGGTGGTGGAACGATGAGACTTGGAAAGGCTTGGAGAGTCCCACCTCAGTTTGCTGGAACAACAGAAGACAATTTTATATCAAGAGCATTAGAGGGTAGAGAGAAAGAACTTTCGTCCATACTTAGGGGAGCGTTAAATGCCTAATTATTATGGATTGAAGGGCTTTGATAGTATACAAGATTACAGCCTAAACAATAATATTCAAGATGCGTTAGTCGAATATTTTGATTGGGCACTTCTTGAGAAAGGAAATTATTTTAATGTGACCAAGGGTGAGCTTGCCCCCAACGGGCAGGATATGAGTCGATTGAGACTTAGCTCAAATGATTCATTCGCCTCTGGTCAAGTATGGGAAGGTTTTCGTCAGAATTGGGTTTGGCAAAGCGGTGTTTCAGGTGTAAACCTAGATGCCCCTATTGTCGGCACAAATGTAGATTATCCGGGAATTTCCGGCGTTTACATCAACGACCAGTTTGAACCAACTTCTGGGGTAGGACAGTATTCACATTATATTGATTATTTCAACGGCAGGGTTGTTTTTGATTCGCCTATTCCAACAGGATCTGTTGTCCAAGCGGAATATTCTTACAAATTCATCAATGTTGTTTATTCAAATAATGTACCTTGGCTCAGGGAGATACAGTCAGATACCTTGCAACCAACTAGCAATTTTTATGATGTTAGCACGGGATCTTGGGATATACCCCCAGAATCCAGATTACAATTACCAGCCATAGCTTTTGAAATAGTACCAGTGAGGCGGTTTAAAGGTTATCAACTTGGTGGCGGTCAATGGGTTTATACTGATATTATTGCTCACTGCATAGCAGAGGACGAACAAACAAGAAATATGCTTGTAGACATAGTTTCTCTGCAAAATGATAAAAGTATTCAAATTATTGACAGCGACAAGCTACATACAGAGGATAAATATCCATTAAATAGTTACGGAAGTCCAAATCCAAGTGCGTTACTTTATCCAGAAATTATAGAAAGTTATAATGGGGGTAATTTCCGCATGGAGAACACTATCGTAGAGAATATGGATATGACAACTCCTGATTTGTTTGGAGGGATTGTCAGGTTTACTACTTTAGGAATAAAATCAAATATCTAGGAATTTATGTGTATAATTCAATAGAAAATCTTCATTTTCAAATTAGGAGAGATTTAAATGTCCCAAAACAATAGAATATTTTACGCTTGCCAAGCGGTCTCTATCAATAACGAGGGCTCTGCCAGCGTTGAAGTCGGAGACATGGTTCATGGTGTCCAGAGTGTTGGAATGACCACAAACTTCAACTTGGAACAGGCGTTTGAGCTTGCACAAATCGAAATTTATGAAAACATCGAAGGTACTCCAGACGTAGAAGTAACCTTGGAAAAGGTTATTGATGGACACCCACTGATCTATCACATGGCGTCTACTGGCGTTGCTGGAACGGCGAATAGTGGCCTCGCCGCCCGATCAGATGTGAAATGTGACCTTCGTCTTGGTATCTTTGACGCTCAGGCCAACAATGTGGCTAGTGCAGAAGGTGCTGGCACTGGTACAGATCCCGGAGATGCAGAAGTTGAAGTTTACTGCTCTGGCATGTTCATCTCGTCCGTTAGTTACACTATTCCAGTTGATGGAAATGCAACTGAATCTGTCACGCTGGTTGGTAATAATAAATTGTGGCTGACCGGGACCGATGTTCTCATCAAAGATGCCGACGTTGCAGCTTTCAATGGTACAGACTCACCTAAAGCCTTTGGTGTTGCAGGTGCCGCATCTGGTGGTATTCAACGACGTGAAGACGTTATCCTTAGTGGATGTATTCTTCCAACTGCTATCAATGGTGTTGTCGGTTCTGGATATGGTAATGCTGCTAATGCAGATGGTACTCCTCGAATTCACGTTCAGAACTTCACTTGTAGTACAGACTTTAGTCGTGAAGATATTCTTGAGTTGGGACGTAAAACCCCTTACTTCCGACCCGCCAACTTCCCGATTGAAGTTACCTGTGAAATTGAAGCTATTACCACTTCAGGTGACTTTGTAAACGCTTATGAATTTGGCGATCCAAGCCTCAATGCTACTATCGACTCTGGTAACAACGTTTCTAACGAAGTTATCTTCATGTTCATGAGAGGTGGTCTCGGACTTGACCTCGGAAACAAGAACAAATTGTCTTCGGTAAGTTATGGTGGTGGTGACGCTGGTGGTGGTAACGTATCATGTACCTACAGTTTCTCTAACTTCAACCAGTTGGACGTTCAGGATCGACTGAACCAACGACTACTTGGTTTTGGCGGAATTACATTAGGGGCTGGATTTGATTCCAATGGACTTGCAAACGATGCTGGATCAGGACCATTCCCAAGTGATCTTGTAAGCTAGTTTATAATACTAACAAGTGATTGTTGTTAGTGGACACGCTTATCAACTTGCGATAGCATTTTAGGATAGCAAGTAACGTTGGTAAGCAAAGGAAAGGAAAAGACAATATGAAATTCAATTACTCCCGTATCGTGAGGTTCCTATGAATACTTATGAACGGGAGTATTTTGTATCTAGGATAAGATCAGGATTTTTAAATCTCAAACTAGGAAATGTAAGAGTTAGGGTGTTAAATCCAACACTGGAAGACGAATATCTATCCAATGAAATTTTCATGGAATCATTTGATCAGGCTAGATCCGATGAGATCATGACTCAAGATGAGATGTTTGATTGGATGATGGACAGGGGCTTATGGTCTCAAGAAAATGAAGATAAGATCAAGGCTTGTGAAGGGAACATAGAAAAGCTAAAAGTAGAGATATTCAACGCAAGAAGCAAGGAAAAGTTAAGAGAGACTGCTAGAACTTATCTGAGGGCCACTGAAAAAGCCCTCGCTAAGTTGCAGGCAGAAAAAGACGAGTTATTTTCAAAGACGTGTGAGGGTTTAGCATCTCAAGATAAAATGATGTTTCTCTTTGAGAGATGTTGTTTTGTTGGCTCACAACCTTTAGATTTTAAAGATGTAGACATAGGTGATCTTTATTATCAATTTAACCAGTCACAACTTAATGAAAAACAGTTAAGAGAATTAGCAAGAAATGACCCTTGGAGACTAGCTTGGTATGCAAAGGATCACTCGCCGCTATTTGCGAATGATCCAAGTAGAACATTGTCAAACGAGCAGAAGGGAATTTTAATATGGGCAAACATGTATGACAACATTCAGGAGTCTATGGACTGCCCAACTGAAGATGTAATAAATGACGATGATATGCTTGATGGTTGGTTTATTATACAAAGAAAGAAGCAGGCAAGTGAAAAAGCCAAGTCAGAATTGGAAGCAAAAACGACCAACGCAAAAATAGCAAATGCCGATGAAGTAATGATATTTACTGATTCTAAAAAAGAAGCAGAAAGTATTCATAATATGAATTCAATCGGGGGAGATATTGTAAGACAGCAAAGAATTGCTAAAGCAAAACAACTTGGAAAAGCGACGGACTTTGATTTTGATGATAGGAAGATACAGATTCAGAATCAGCAGCGTCAAATGTTCAAGGACTCAACAAGGAGATAAAAATGGAAAATTTTGACGATTTAATCAGGCAGCAGTCGGAATATAAAAGCGTTAGGGAAGATAAGTTTAAACAAGATTCACGGGATAGATTAAGTAAAATTCTTAAAAAGAAAGTGGAAACTACGATGATTGGGGCGTTAAGCTCTATCGAAGACCATTTTGCTTTTTTATGGACATCTAAAGACGGAGGAATGTCACCAGAGCAGAAGATTATGTATGATACTTTTCAGAAAGTTAGATCTGAAATTTTGGATAAGGGAAACACTCAGTCTAGGAATGTAGACGCAGAGTTGGCTCAGTACGAGGTTAAATGGCTAAGGTATCAAACCAGTATGCCGGTTATTTCAAGAAAGACAGGAGAAGAACAAGATGATTAAGAATAAGATGGAAGGCAAGGTAACTATCGAAGCAGAAAATGGAGAAAAGAGAGAAGTAGAGATTTATGTGCAGAAGCCCAATAACGATATTGTCAAAAAGGCAGATAGGCATAAATCTAAGGTCTGGAATCAGTGTATCCAAGACGAAATTCTCACTAAAAAAGAACTTGCCGTTCTGATGCGTAAACGTGGCATCTGGGACGATAAGAAAGATAAAGAAGAAGAAGAAATCACACAAGCAATTGTCAACTTGGAGAAAGAGCTTTCGTTTGGCAAAAATGGTAAAAAGCCAAAGGTTTCAGAGGGTAGGGATATTGCCGTTGAAATCAGGAGAAAGCGATCTGATCTAAGAGACCTAATTGCAGAGAGAATTGGGCTAGAAGAGAATACTGCCGACAGTTTGGCAGATAACGCCCGATTTGACTTCCTTGTAGCTCACTGTACTTTTTATAAAGACGGTAAACCCGTGTATAAAGACTATGATGAGTATAATAATAAGAGTGCGGATGAAGTCGCATTTGAAGCAGCAAGCCTCTTAGGTAAGATGCTTTACAACTTAGATAGTAATTTTGAGAAAAACTTACCAGAGAATAAATTTCTTACCAAATTTAACCTCGTTAATGATGATCTGAGTTTGGTTGACCCCAACAATCCAGAGCATTTAATTGACACCAAGGGTAAGCGAATTGACGAAGATGGTTATTATCTTGACGAAGATGGTAACAGGGTAGATAGAGAAGGTAACAAGTTGTCTGAAGATGGTAGTTATGAGATTGTAGAATACGAAAACGATCTTCTGGACAAACCTAAACCAAGGAGACGAACCAGAAAGACTAAAACAGAAGAGACTGATACGGAAAGTTAGATTGGATAGTGTAGTCTAAATTTACACTAAGGGTAAAATATGGCTCAATTTGTACTGACTGCACAACTTCAATTACAAGCACCTAGAAACGCTAGTAAGGTAGTAAACCAGATTCAAAACCAGTTAAAGGGTGTTCAGATCCCTGTAACTGTGAAATCTGCTGCACAGGCTACAAAACAAATTAATCAAGTAACCGCTGCAACCAACAAGGCTGCATCGGCTGCTGAAGCTATGGGCAGATCTTTTGGTCTAGCCATTAAACGTTTTGCTGCCTTTACCGTCGCTAGTCGTGCCGTTAGTCTATTCACTAATAGTCTTGCAAACGCCGTAGACGAAGCTATCGACTTCCAACGTGAGGTTATCAAGATCGCTCAGGTTACTGGTCAAACAGTGAAAGAGTTGAAAGGTCTTGAACAAACTATTACTAGATTATCTGTAACTTTAGGTACTTCTAGTAAAGAGTTGTTGAGTACAGCTAGAATTCTTTCTCAGGCTGGTATTAAGGCCGGTGATCTTAAAGTCGCTATTGAAGCACTTGCTAAAACCACGCTTGCCCCGACGTTCGAGGATATCAATAAAACCGCAGAAGGTGCGGTTGCTATTCTTGCTCAGTTTGAGGGCGGCGTTGGTAGGCTGGAAAAACAGCTTGGTGCTATTAATGCAGTTGCTGGTCAGTTTGCCGTTGAGTCTGGTGACTTGATTTCTGCTGTTCGTAGGTTTGGTGGTGTGTTTAAATCTGCGGGTGGTGAGCTAGAAGAATTGCTCGCACTGTTCACATCTGTTCGTGCTACGACTCGTGAAAGTTCTGAAAGTATTGCAACTGGTTTGCGTACTATCTTTACTCGTATTCAGCGTCCAAAGACGATTGAATTTCTTAGACAGTTTGGTGTTGAACTTCTTGATGTTAATGGTAAGTTTGTTGGACCGTTAAAAGCGGTAGAACAGCTTAACAAAGCATTTGCTGGTCTTGAGCAGGGTGATATTACCTTTGTTAGAGTGGCAGAAGAGCTTGGTGGTTTCCGTCAGATTGGTAAGGTTATCCCGCTTATTCAGCAGTACGGACTTGCTGTTGATGCTCTTAATGTGGCACAAGAGGGGCAGAATAGTTTATCCGCAGATGCAGAAAAAGCACAGCAGGCATTAGCTGTTCAAATTACCAAGGTCAAAGAAGAGTTTCTTGCTTTAGTTCGTGGTATTGCTGGAAGTGACTCTTTCCAATTGTTCGCTCGTACTGCTTTAGAAGTTGCGAGTGCTCTTATCAAGGTGGCAGATGCTATAAGGCCACTTATTCCCCTAATCGGTGCCCTTGCTGCCTTTAAATTTGCTAGGGGTCTTGGTAGCTTTGCTTCTAGTGCTGGGTCTGCCATTAAAGGTCTGGGTAAAAATCAGGGCGGTGTTATCCAACAGTTTGCTAGGGGCGGTTTTGTTCCGGGGCAGGGCAACAGAGATACTGTGCCTGCTATGCTTACTCCGGGCGAGTTTGTTATCAAGAAAAGTAGTGCCAAGAAGTTAGGTGCTGGCACACTACAGGCGATGAATCAGAATAGGTTTGCCGCTGGTGGTATCGTCGATCAAAAGAGCTTAGGCGTGGTCAGTTCAGAGGCTTTTGACCCAATTCAAGATTCTATAAAAATTACTCGTGACGCAATATTAGCAGCAGATAGGATAGATGGTAAAAAAACTAGTTCTGGTGCCATAAAAAAAGCCATACAAAAACAATTTGATTCAAGGGCACCTAGTCTGCGAAAAGCTGGTGCAATAACTACTAGTAAAAAGGGTTTGAGTGCCGCAGAAGTTACCTCTGTTGCATCAGGTTTATTTCCTGCATCTAAATCGTATAATGCCAATATTGATGGTATAAATCCAGACTTGGAAAAACCATTTTCAGATGCAATTGACAAAGGTATTGGGGATACACTACAGAAAGGTGTAGACGCAATAGGTAAAAAAATTACCGCCACAGAGATTCCAAATATATCTGACATAACGTCTCCTGAGTTTTATGCCGCATTTGATAAAGGTGTTAAAGGTTTATTCTTCGAGAATACCTTAAATGCCTTTGCTGGACAACCCTTAGTTGCTGAAGATCTTCAAAGACCATTCGACTTCACTAATGGGCTAGGAAAACTAAAAGGTGTTTATTCCGTAAAAGATAAATATATTGATGCAAAAATAACGCAAGCCTCCGCTAAAAAGTACAAAGAATTCTTACCTTCAAAGGGTGCTGCACAGACAGCCGACGAAACCAAAACTTCAGATGTCAATCGCGAAACTGACGAGTTTTTAAGAAGAACTTTTGGTCCCAAAGCAAAGAAAGGTAAGCAGATTGGCTTTAATAAAGGCGGTAGCATTGGCGGTTCTGGCGATACTGTTCCAGCCCTTCTGACTCCCGGCGAATTTGTCGTAAATAAGAAAGCTGCACAGAGTATCGGTTACGGCAACCTTAACAGCATGAACAAAACGGGTGTTGCTCGCTTCAACAAGGGCGGTGCTGTTCAAACGTTTGCTAACGGCGGCACTGCCGGTGGCGGTGGCGGTATCAACCTTGAGTCAATTTTCTTCCTTACGGCTGTTGCTGGTACTGCTGCTGCTGCAATAGACAAATTTGGCGATGCAAGTGCTGAAGCGTCAGATGATATTGCTGCATCGACAATCGGATTGAAGTCTGGACTTGCTGCCGTAATCCAATTAGCGACAATATTCGTTGCAGTTAAGGCTGTAAAAGATTGGACAAAATCTCTGAGAGATTCTCAAAAAGTAATAAAAGGAGATAAAGCAGGAGTTTCAACTGGTGATGCGGACTTGGCTAAACTTGATCAGGCTAGGTCGCAAAAAGTAGAGCAGGCAAATAATATTAAGAGTCAACTGGAAGCCGCTAGAGCACAAAAAGAAACAGCAAAGGGTCTTCAGCGGGCATCTATTGACATTAATAACACTGAAATACAAGAACTTGAAAAGCAAAGACAAGCTCAAAGTTTATCAGTTGCCAGTAAAGAGATAGTTCTTGCTGAAGCGGAAGCTAATGGCGAGGACACAGCATCGTTAGATAAGCGAAGACAAGCATTGGAGCAAGAAACGCAGGCACTGAAGGAGACCATAGCCGCTATAGAGCAGCTTGAGCAGAAAAACTCTGAACTTGAAAAGGGCACCAAAGATGTTATCGCGGCGTCGGCCAAAGAGGCTGAATTAAAAAGAGGTCTAAAAGCTGTTAATAAGGACATAAACAATATAGACAAGAAACGAGAAGATATTTTAGAATCGCAGGGGCGTAGCACAAAACAGCTTGCGGCAGAAGAGAGAAAAGCCCTTGATCTTGAAAGGAAAAAGGCCAGAGAAGAGAAGACCGCTGTTGGTAGACTCGGAAAAGCAATTAGAGCAATTGGCAATTCCAGTCTTGCTATTGGAAAGTACGTCAGAGAAAAAGCTAAAGAAAACAAAATATACAAAAGTGTGTCTAACCGGTTACGTGCAGCAAATATCCAAATTAAAAGGTTTGATAGGTCGGTAATTGGTCTTAATCAAGCGTTTGAGGCGGCGAGAAAGGGTGCGGAAAAACTAGCTAATGCGGCTAGACGTATTGGTGGAGGCGTTAGAAGAGGTGTAGGAAAATTCGGTGATGCTGCCGCTATTGGTGTCGGTGCTGTCGCTGCCATTGTTGCCGTTGGTAGTCAAATTGCCGATGGGTTCCAGCAGTGGTTTAAGCGTGCAGAAGAGCAAGCTAAAGCCAGTGATAATATTGCCGATGCAATCGAAGCTGCTGGTAAAGCCTCTATTGCTAGTTCAATTGGTGAAGTATTGACTCTTCAAGGGTTTATCGAAGCATTTTTTGATCCAAAAGGGTTTGTAGAAAGAAGAGTACAGAAACAAGAACAAGCTGAATTCCAAAGTGCGTTTGGATTTATTGAATCTAGACGAGGGTCTTCAGCAGAAGAAATTAAGGGCGGTAGGGATGTAGGTGAGGCACTGAGCGGCGTTAATGAGGCGTTTGCAAGATCCAGAGCAGAGGCTCAAGACCTTACAGGACCAGCCAGAGACAAAGCAATAAAGGCAGTAGATTCAGCAACCAGAGCCGAAATAGGCAGACTCGACAAGTTAGGCGTAAGTGTCGATAACTTAAGACAGCAAGCTATTAACCTTACTGGTGGTAACGAAGCACTAAAAAAAGAATTATTGGCACAAGTTGACGCAATTGAAGCAAACAGAAAAGCTCAACAAGAATTAAACAAAGCAAACCTTGATGCAACCAAAATCGTTTCAGCTTTTGGTGCTGCTGCTAATGCTTCCGCCCAACTAGTTGCTGGGTTAGAAACTGGTGCTAATAGTTTGGCCCTATTATCTCAAGAGCTAGACAATGCTAGTGGAAAACTGGGCGTTGATGCTGCTGATGCAATCAATCAGTCCGAAGCTGCATTATTATCTTCTTTACCTGCTGACTCACCATTAGCCGCCTCTATTAGTGGTCAGGCTGATGTTGCAAGAGCAACTAACAAGTTTGGTCTAAATGCTGCTGCCCAATTAGGCGATCTAGAACTTGCAAAAGGTGATAAAGGAAAAGAGCAGCTTGAGCAGGCATTGTTTGATGCTATTCCAGATAAAGCAGACGCAGCAACCAAAGCCAAACTTGAAGCAGTGATTCGTAAAAATGTTACCGGTATTGAGGGCGATGCTAGTAATGCCGACTTAGATGCACTCACTCAGCAAATTCTAGCAGATGGTCAAGAGTTATCTAAAGGTTTCCGAGAAGCAGTAAAACTTCAGTCGCAGCACAATGCGACCATGACAAAGTTGTATGCGGATCGCGAACAGTTAGAACAAAAAGCTGCCGCTGCTGCAAACCAAGCTATTGAAACACAGCTAGAAGCAGCTAAAGTGTTTGAGTCATTTGGTGGCTCCAAGCTAACCGGCGAGCAACAGTTGGGAGCTAGAATTGCTCAGTTTAATAATATTGGTGGACTAGGTGGTTTAGGGGCACAGCTTACAACTGGAGATGCTGCCGATATCAATGCTGTTGCTGCTCAAATTGGTCAGACATTCGCAGATCAAACAGATCAAGTTATTGGTGGTGCATTGGCTGCTGGTGCAGGTCTACAAAAAGGCGGTCCATTCCAAGGTGCTGGTGGATTTGCCGCAGACAAGAGACCAGAAGCTCAGGCTGCAAACAAGGCATTAATTCAGTTTACAAAACAACGTATCTCCCTACTCAAAGAAGAGCTTAATATTGTTAAGCAGAAAAATGCCGCAGAGAAAAGTGCCCTTGATAAATTAATCAGTGGAGATGTAGAAGGGTTCTTGGATCAACAGGCCGCTGCTGGTGCTGGTGCTGCACTCGCATCTGGTAGTGCTGGGCTTGCTGGGTTGTTTAGTGCTAGTGCCCTTGGTGCTGGATTTAAAACCCTTCAGGGACAAGGGTTATCTGACCAGCAACTCCGTAGTGCAGAAGACTTAACTTTACAAAGGTTCGGAATTCAGGGAACTGGTGTATTATCTGGTACAACAGCAGAAGAAGAAGCATTAAAAGCAGAAGGAAGAGAACTAGCTGGAGCATTGGGTGGGTTAGCATCACAAGAAGCCGCTCTTGCGAAAGCTGAAATATCAATTCAGGACGCTACCATTATTGCTACTAAGATGTCGTTTGACAGGAAGTTGGGAGAAGTTCAAAGTGCTCAGACAGCACAGGCGTTAGCGAGA